TCACCCTGCGCCGAGAGGATCGACACCAGCACCTCGCCCGGGGCGGGTGAGGTGACCAGGGCATCGCGCACATCCGGGCTGGCGGAGAGGGCTTGGAACCGATACCAGGCGGCGCCGCCGGCGGTGCTGCTGCCCATGATCCGCTCGATCGTCCGCACTCGCAGCGCCTCGTCGGTCTCCCCCTCCAGGCGGATGAGGCCGTAGAAGGCGGCCAGGTTGTCCAGGTCGGTGTCGGTGGCGAAGCGCAGCAGGGTGGCGCGCAGGGCATCGTTCACCCGCTGCCGCAGCAGCAGCTCCCGCGCGGCCGCAACCTCCAGGATCTTCACCCCAGGGTCCGACTCGAGGATCTCGGTGTAGGAGGGGTCGCGGGCCTGCAGGTCCGCGATCATCGCCTGCAGGATCTGCTCGAAGTCCAGCTCCTCGATGATCGCCGGGGCTGGCAGGCTGCTGAAGTCGATCAACGTGGCCATCAGATCACCAGCCCTTGCATCTCGACCCGGCGGCCGTCCAGCAGATAGTAGCCAGTAAGACTCAGCTCGATCTGCCCCTCAGCGGTCACCCGGTCCACGGTGATCTGCTCCAGGTTCAGGCGAGGCTCCCACCGATCAAGGGCCGTGGCGGCGGCGGCCACCATGTCCGATGCCAGGGTGGCGTTCATCGGGCGGTCCACCAGGCGGGGGAGATCGGAGCCGTAGTCGCGCCGATGCACCCTGGTGCCGACGGGTGTGGACAAAATGTCCTGGATGCTCTGGCGCAGGTGGTCGAAGCCGCCGAGCGCATTGCCAGTGGTGCGAGACATGCCGGCCATCGGTCTCCCCTCCTCAGTTGCAGAGCGTGGCCGTGGCCCCGCCTATCAGGGTAGCGCCGCAGGCAGTGGTGTCCCCCACCCGGGCGATTGCCTGCCCGTTGGCGGTGGTGTTCGGGCTGCCGGAGGTGATCTGGTTGGGCCCGTGCTCCGGGCAGTCGTAGGTGTCGCCCACGCGCGCGACGCGGCGGCCCTGGGCTTTAACGTCCGGGCTGGCGGTGGTGACCAGGCCGCCGTGGGAGCCGGTGTCACCGAGGCAGATCACGCGGGGCATGGTGCGCTCACGGGTTGAGGTGGACGGTCGAGCCGGTGATGGTCACCTGGCCCTGGGCCTCGACGTTCACCGTGCCGCTGGCCTCGATGTTCGCGCTGCCGGTGCGGATCACCACGGAGCCGGTCGAGGCGGTGGTGTCGATGGTGAGGGTGTGGCTTTGCCGGTCGTACTCGACGCTGGTGCCGTCGCCGTAGGTGCGGCGCTGCAGGCCGGCCCGGTTGCCGTTGGCGTTGCCGTTGCTGAAGAGGCCGGGGATCGCCACCGCTGCGCCCAGCTCACCCGAGGGGGCCAGCAGCATGACCACCTCCCCAACCTCGGGCGGATCCCAGACGCGATCGCCGCCGGCGCGGGGCGTGAACCAGGGGATCCAGTCGGTGCGGATCTCGCCGCCCTGCAGGTCCACGCGGATCGCGGGGAAGCCGGCGGTGGCCCCGGTGTAGTCGGCCTGAACCACGACGCCATAGCGGGCCATGTTCGCCAGCCGACGCGAGTGATCGGTGGTCTCCGCCGACCCAACCCCGCTGGTGCCCTGATCAGACCGCGCGAGCTGCAGCATGGGTCGCCAGGTAGTAGCGGGCGGTGAGGGGGATGGCGGAGGAGTCGGTGTCGCCGGTGATCAGGATACGGGCGGCGGTGAGCAGCAGGGCCTGGCGGAGGCTGTGGGGCAGCTGCTCGGGGAGATCGTGGCCGGCGGCCTGGGCCACCAGGGCCTGAGCATGGTCGAGGGCCTCCTCTTCGCGGTCGAGGTTCTCGGCGCCCGGGGCACCCATGAACTCCGCCAGGTCGGCAGCGGTGAGCGGCAGTGCCGGGGCCGGATCGGCGGCCTTGCGGCGGCGGCGGGGGGTGGTGCTGGCCATCAGTTGATCGGTTCCTCCTGGGAGAAGAGCTGGACGTCGCCGATGGGGCAGGCCTCGCCGGTGTTCGCGGTCGGGCAGCCGGGGGTGACCTGACCGCCAGGGTAGGCGCCGCTGCGCATGATGTCGTCGTCGTCCACCACGTAGGGGTGGCTGCAGTCGCGATAGGGGGTGGTGTAGTCCACCTGATAGCGAAGTGTGGCGGCGAAGGTGGGCAGGCTGCCTTCCACCTCCAGCTGGCCGGAGCTGGTGTCGAGTAGCTCAGCGTCGGCCGACTCGAAGCCGGGGATGGTCCATGCCTGCAAGGCCTGCTCCACCTCGTCGCCCAGGTCGTCGAGGATGGCGTCGATGTCTGCGGTGTCGAGGACGCCATCCTCGTCCTGCGCCGCCGGTGGCTCCTGCACCACGAGGACGATGGAGACGATGCAGCGGCGCCGCTCGTAGCCGTTCCAGCCGGAGACAGATCGGTTGATCAGCTTCTCCGCATCGCGGGTGTGAACGATCGCCGCCAGCAGGGCATCCTCCTCCAAGGGCATGAGCCGACCGGAGTAGGCCCGGCCCTCCAGCGATGGCGCGGCAGCCTGGAGGCGTGCGACGAAGGCGTTGCGGAGGAGGGTGCGGCGGCTGATCATGGGATCGCGGAAGCAAGGGCGTTCATTAGCCCGGCGATGCGGGCATCAAGTATGGCAAGGTCTAGGGATTCGCCAATGGAGTAGAAGGAGAGGCGGGCGCTAGAAGGATAACTGCCCCCATTGCGGTTAAAAACAAAATAGTTTGCAGATCCAGTAAAGACTGTCGGGGCTGCGCCTGAAGTTGTGCTAGACAGGATTCTGTAAGAAAAGCCAGACGAGGATGAGCGGCTGAACCCCAGTAGCCCGGTGGTGCTTAACGGCAGGACAGAAGCCAATAAAGTATTTCGGGAGGAGAATCTAAAGCCGCTAGCGTAATCAATGTAATCATGGTATGGCGTAAGGTTTCCGATGTAGGCACCGCTATTCCCAGTATTTGTTTTATACACAGACAAATGACTAGAGTTAAGTGGATCGGCGTTGGCTGCTCTATTTGAATCCAGGTACTTCGTGGTTCCATTCCCCACCAACCCCGTCTTCCGATCGTAGTCCCCGCTTACAAAATTGAAGTTTGTCGGCGCCGGCCCGACCAACGGCACTAGGCAGCCGTTCAGCGTGCGGGCGCCGGCAAGGATGCAACAGGCTTTCAATGCGGCCCAAATGCCGTCAGCCTTGCAGCCAACCACAAATGCGTTGATTACATCTTTAACTGCTGCTTCTAGCGCTTGCCCATCTGCCGCTTCAACGGCTGATATATAAGCTTGCGCGTCTGCGTCGTAAGCCGATGCTCTTCGCCCCGCATAAGGTCCAGGCCTCCAACTACGCTGGTAGCTCATTGGTCCAGCCGGCAGACAGGTCGAACGGCTCGCCCGCGGCGATCTGCTGGCGCAGTTCCGCAGCCCTCTCCTGGTTGCTGAAACCAGCCGCCACCAAGCCATCGTGCCGGCGCAGCAGGTCCTTCTGGATCTGCGTTGCAGTGCCTTCGGCATCACGTCGGATCGCCTCTGCCAGCATCACCCCCAACATCGGGTCCTCGCTGCTGGGATAGAGCGCTGCGTTGGCCTGCAGCCGGGCGGCCTCAACCTGGTTGAACAGCTCATCGTTGGAGCGGCGCACCACCTGCAACGTCTCCTCCCAAGTGCCGGCCGGACCGCCGGGCTTCGGGCTCGGATAATCGGCCGGGCCCCAGGTCGCCACCTCGAAGAAGATCCGATCATCGTATTCGCGGACCTTCGGATCGCCCTTCAGGTAGAACTTCAGATCGTTGCCGTCATACGGCAGGCCGAACAGGTTGGGCCAGCGGATGCCCGCAGGATTGGTCGGAACGTTGCCGCGAACCGGCACGAACTGATCTACGCTCTGCCCCTCGCGAGAGCCCGGCTCGTCGTAGTAGCGCACGCCGGTGTCAGGGTTGGTCTTGATGGTGTCGGTCATGGTCAGACGGGGGAGCGGGTGAAGATGAATTGAGCGAAGAGCCCCTGGGCGCCAGTGCCGACGCCCAGCAGATCGACGCCGACCCGATCACCGGTGGCAAAGGTGCCGCCAGTGATCGTGCCGCTGACATCTACCAGGCTGGCGCTGGCGGCCAGCGTGGCGTTGCCGGTCAGCACCGAAGTCTTCGTGCCGGCGGCTGTGCGCTTGTAGGCGTTGAAGGTGCTGGAGCTGCTGCCGGTGTTGTCGATGTGGCTGCCGAACCTCACCGCCGTCAGGGTGAACGATCCAGACGGCACCGGCACCGGCACCTCGGCGTAATTGGTGCCAGCGGTCGCAGTCTCGCCCTTGTTGCTGATCACCAGCACCAGGCCATCGCCGATGTTCGGCAGGCTGATCGTCCTGGTCCCTGCGTTGTAGCTGAGCGGGCTTGAGGCGGCGGCCACGCCATCAGCACCGGCCGGACCCGTGGCTCCCTGTGGGCCGGTGGCGCCCTGCGGACCTGCGAGGCCTTGTGGCCCCGTGTCTCCGGTGTCTCCCTTCGGTCCGGCCTGGCCCTGGGCGCCGGCGGGGCCAGTCGCACCGGTTGCGCCGGTATCGCCCTTCAGTCCCTGGGGGCCCTGAGCGCCAGTGGCACCCGTTGCGCCGGCGGGGCCAGTCGCACCCGTTTGGCCGGCCGGGCCCTGCGCACCAGCGGGGCCAGCAGGGCCCACCAGCGACGCCAGCCACTGCGCACGGGTGCCGGAGAAGCCCCCCGCCACAGCCACCTCGTAGGCGTCGTCTCCGTCGGCGCCGGCCGCACCAGCGGGGCCAGTGGCACCAGCGGGGCCGGTCGCGCCCGTCGCTCCAGCCGGACCAGCGGACCCCGCAGGACCAGCAGGACCCTGCGGACCCGCAGGCCCTGGCGTCAGCTCGATCTCCTCGATCGCCTCCTCCAGCGCATCCAAGTTCCCGTCGTGCTCCGCTGCCGTCAGCGGTAGGCCCTTCACCAGGCGCCGCACCAGTCCCAAAATGGCCATCAGGCGAAGACTCCTGTCTCGAACACTCCAGCCTCGAACACCGCCGGCTGCTGCATCCGGTGCAGCATCAGCAACCACCCGGTGTGCCCGTCGCTCTGCGGATCACGCACGCGCCACTGCGCGTCACGCACCTCCACGATGTCGTCCTGCCGAGGGGCCATCGGCAGCTCTGCGCCATCGATCAGCAGCACCGGCTGGGTACTGCGCACCTGGATCCCAGTCTCTGGATCCAGGCCGATGTGCGAGTCCTGGTACACGCCACGCACTGGCCAGCTGCTGGCGCCGCGGCGGTAGGTGATGGGGGATCGCTCCCCCATCACCCGCACCACAGCGCGAAGAGCAATGCTGGCCAGGTCGCGGCGCATCAGACCACCGCTTCGTTCAGCTTCACCCGGGCCGCCGCATCCGTTGTGGCCTTGGCCACCGCGAACGTGCCGATCAGGGTGTTGCTGGTGCTGACGGGGGTGACGCGCTTGTTGGTGTTGTCCCAGTAGGCCTTAGCCCCCTGGGTGGCATCGGTGCCGGCGCCGGTGGCAGCCACCAGGCCATAGACGCTTTCCGTGTGGATGTTGATCACGTCGTTCTGCGCGCCATCCACAACGCACACGCCGAAGATGCTGCCGACCAACACACCCTCGCCCGACTTGCGGGCGTAGGGCAGTGTGACCTCCAGGTAGTCGCCTTCCTGGACATAGCCCAGGCCGGTGCTCGGATCGAAACCTTTCATGGTGTCCTCTCAATAGGGTGATCAGGAAGCCGGCGATCAGACGCCGGAGGAACGGTAGAAGCCGTAGTGGTGCGGCACCATGCAGCCGAAGTCGTGACGCAGGTAGGTCACGATGCCATCGGGGTCGCGCTTGATCTCCGA